GCCCCCAGCGCTGGTGTGCTCGCAGGATTCCAGGTAGAAACTCAGGCCGTCGCTGTATTCATCGTCCTCGGCTGTCCGGTATCCGGGGCTGAAATCGAGGCGGCAGCCGGGCACCAGCTCGGCCAGTCCGCCTTCGCCCGGTGCGGCGTAGCGCCCGTCGTCGTTGCGCAGCTCCGCGGTCAGCGAGCCGGAGACCTCCTCCACCTCCACACGGGCGGCCACGCAATCCGCCGTCAGCTCCAGGCTGCGGGGGGCCAGCGCCGCCCGCCAGACGCCGCCCGGGCAGCTCAACCAGGCATAATCGCCGTGGTGGGCCACCGCCAGGCCGTACTCCTGCGATAGGTCTAAGGGCACCGGCTCGCGCCAGAGGCCGTCGCCGAAGGCGCTGCCGGGGAGGGCATGCGTCCAGAAGGGTCGACTGTACGCCTCGGTGCCGGTGAATATCTCGCTGAAGAAACCGCGGCAGGCATCGGTCTTGTCCAGGAAGGGCTGGCAGTACTCGAAATCGCCGCCGGAGGGGGCCGAGGCCAGCTCCTTGAGCGTTGACCAGGTCCCGGCGGGCACCTCGCCGCCGTCGCCGTAGACCAGGCTCCACAGCTTGTAGTTGCCGGAGTCGTCCTGGCCGGTGACGAGCAGGTTCCAGTCCCCGTCGTAGCTGGCGCCCACCCCGGATAGGTCGCCGGTGGTCTTGCCCCAGCCGGCCCTGGCCTGCCACTGCCCGCCGGTACGCTTCTGGACATAGAGCACCGCCTGGTCGGCGAAGAAGATGGCCAGGTCGCCGTTGGGCTTGTAGGCGGCGGCCAGGCCGTAGACGGCCGTCGTCGGCGTATAGTCGATAAGCTCGGGGCTGCCCCAGCTGGCGCCGTAATCGGTAGAGACGATACGCCGGATTTCCCGGTTGTACTTTATCCAGAAGATAGAGACCTCCGCCCCCAGGGCCGCCGCGGCCACCGCCAGCACGTTGTACTGCCCGGTATAGACCCACTGGCTGAAATCGCTCCCGGGGCCGGGGCTGGCCACCCGCTGCCGGTAGAGCTTGAGAGAGTCGGCGGAGGGGGTCAGCCGGGCGCGGACGAGGGAGCCGTCGCCGGGCACGGCCAGGGCGTGGTAATAGTCGGGCTCGTCGCCGGTATAAAGGCGCTCCCAGTCGTAGCGGACGACCCCGCCGATTTCATTCCGCGCCGTGAGCTTGATGCGGGGCTGCGCCGATGCCTCCTTCTGGGCGGCCAGCAGTGTTGCCGTGAGACTGCGCACTTATTTCACCCTTTCGTAAATTATTTTTTGCTACTGCTCTTTGAAGAGCTGCTGGCTGCGTACCTTCTGCCGCCAGCTCAGCTTCTTTAGTCTCTCCTGGAAGAGGGCCAGCCGCTCGCTCCCCCAGAGCCGCAGCTCCGCCGGGGTCTTCTCCCCACCCAGGTTGACCCGGTTGATGGTGGCGGCCGCCCGCTCGATGACGGCGTAGCCGCAGGCGCCGGTGGCCACCAGGTCTTCGTGGCGGGCCGGCAGGGTCGAGCCGCTCCCGTCCAGGGTGTGCAGCGTGCCGTAGTAGACGGCGCAGTTGGCGCCATCGGGCTCGGCCCCGCTGATGATGGTCAGCGTATCCCCCCAGATGGAGAACCGCTGGTAGGAAGGCGGGTAGTTGCCGGTGGGGTACTCCACCGCCTGCACGATAATCCGGTCGGTGAGCCCGGAGATATCCACCTCCCGCGAGTCCGCCGTGGTGGCCAGGGTGGCCTTGGCGGGCAGGGGTATCTGCTCGGAAAGCTCGCGCACCGCCCGGTCGATGTGCCGGGTAAGCTCCTCGTCCGTCCACTGGTAGTCGCCGCTGTCCTGGTCGCTCAGGTCGACCCTGACCAGGGCAATCATCTCGGTTATATTCATCCGCTTACCTCCTTACGGGATATATTCACCCGCCCCGGGCGTCCCGGCAGCCTCATGGCCACCCCGGCGCCCGCCATTTCTATCCTGACCCGCACGGCATCCCGGCCCTGCCCGGTATCGGCGCCGGCGACGGCCTCGGGCAGGCCGCTGTAGTCGGCGCCATACCCGCTATCGCCGGTGATGAGGGCGGCAGCCGGCATCGAGGCGGCTTCCGCCGCCTGGCCTGTCTCCGCCACCGCTATCAGGCCGCGCGAAATATTGTTCTCGCTGCCGGTGCCGGTATCACCGGTGACGACCGCCCCGGAGGTCGTAAGTTCCGACGCCTCCGCGCCCGTGCCGGCCTCGGTAGTGCCGGACGACCTGCTCGTTACGAGGTCGGCACCGGCGCCGCTATCGCCGCCGGATTTTTCGGTAATGGCGTCCCCTCCCGTGCCGTAGATACTAATTATATAGACGGCATAGCTGGTGTACGTCTGCGCCCCGGTCCCAAACTGGTCGCCGTCCTTGCGCTTCATACCGCTTCCACCGGTCAAATCCAGCTCTATTCTGCCGGTGCCCTGATATACCCCTGCGAAATCCCCGGACTCCACATCACAATCCAGGCCGGAGAATGTCTGTTTTGAGCCGGCGGTGACAGCTCCTATTGTCTCTCCGTCCCGGTTCGTGTAGCTTGTCCCCGACCCGTAGAAAGTGCCCACTTTCACACCGGTAGAGCTGACGGCGAACCAGAGTTCAAACGTATCCAGTTTACCGGTGTCATTTGCGGGATTCGTCAAGTCTATCAGGGTAGAGGCTACTGTCCAGGCGTTGCCCCTGCCTATAGCCCCCGGCCCGATGTCAATCGTACCGGGCGAAATTTCTATTATCCTTCCCCCGCCGTCAAGCTCTCCGGACAGACCCTTGAATTTGTTATCGGCCCCGGCAATCAGGAGAGCTTCGTCATAGCCTTTGGGAAGGACGAGCGGATTGCCAAGTCTCTCCGGGGCATTCATCAACCGGCGGAAGGCGGACATGCTCGCCCGCTCCGCAGGGCCCCTGTCGGCGAGAAGCGTGTCGATAGTCACCAGCACGTCCGGGGTAAAGACACGCTGGATTTCAGCCTCCAGCTGCGTCCGGGTGGTCGCCGGGTCGATGCGGATAAAGTGGGTGAGGCAGGGGTTGAGTACCATCCTGGCGGGCAGCGATTCGAGCCAGTCCCGGTAGTCCGCCGCGTCGACGGGATTGCCGAGTTCGTCCCTGGCGCCGGGGTAGCCGCCCTCCGGGATAACAGGTTTGGAGACATAATGGTGCGGGTAGGATAGCCCCCCTTCCCGGAGAAAGAGGGCTATCCCCGCTTTGAGCAACCCTTTATGGATATGCGCACCGGCAAATTCGCATTTCGGCTGGAGCATGGCTCTCCCTTCTAGCTCAGAGTGATGCTGACCTCCAGCGTCCAGGTGCCGCCGGACTTGGTGCCCAGGTCTTCCACCTTGCGATTGAGGCAGGCGGCGCTAGCGTTGTTCTTCACCACCCACTCGTTCCAGGCATAGTTGGCCTCGCTGTCGCCGAAGCTGGCCTTAAAGGTGGCCTTCTGGCTGGTGGAGGTGGGGTAGCCGGACTCCATGCCCTTGTAGGTCTTGTTGCTGGCCGCCTGCAGGTCGGTCTGGGTGGCGTCCGCCGCCGTGGTGGAGTCGCCGACACCGATGCGGGAGTCGGTATTGTCGAAGTGGTTGGCCGAGCCGCCGGTGATGAGGTCCCACATCTCGTCGATGCCGGAGTTCAGCAGGCAGTTGCCCTCCCCTTCCCTGACCTCGTAGGGGGCGAAGGCGCGGTGGAAAGCCGCCTCGCGGCCCCGGTAGGGCGCGATGTCCTGGCGGTACTTGGCCAGGCGGAAACGGCAGCGCCAGACAGCGGATTCTGTTCTCTCCATTTTTAACTCCTCCGGGGGGAGGGTCAATCCCTCCCCCTCTTGCATATTTATGTCAGCTTTTAGTCCTGGACGCCGATGAGGGCCGCCGCCTTGATGGAGCTGAAGAGCGCCAGCGAGACGTACCACTTGACGCGGGTACGCGAGGCGTCCTTGTTCTCCAGCGGGCCCACCGGCTCCGCCTGTAGGTGCCCCGGGCTGGTCAGGCCGCAGAGGGCCCCCTCGCCGAACTGGACGGCGTAGATAGTGGAGCAGGTGCCGCCGGTGGTATCGTCCTCCAGCCCGTCGACGAGGACGTGGGTATCCAGTATCCAGTCGTTGACGCCGATCGGCACGCCGTCCCAGAGCTGGACGAAGTTGCCCCACTGGTCGCGGTCGGTCTCGGTCATGCCGCCGTCGGCCCGCACCAGGGCGTTGATCTTGCGCCGCGAGCGCCGGCTCATGAGGAGCATGTCCGGCTTGCCGCCCTTGACGGCGTCGATGAGCTCGTCGAGCGCGGCCAGGGTAAGGGTAGCGCCGGTGTCGCCCGTGGCGATGACCTGGTCGCCGGCGGACTCGGTATCGATGAGCTTGCGCAGCCCGTCGAACTGCTTGGCGTTGGTGGCCGCATCGCCGTAGACAAAGGCCTCCTCGAACTTGTCGCGCAGGGCCTTGGCCTTGAGCTCGATGACGGCCGCCTCCAGGTCCTGGATGTTGGAGCGGGTAGCCTTGAGGAAGTTGTCCACGTCGGCGTCGCCGCCCATGATTTTCAGGTTGGCCGTGACCTGCTCGAAGGTGGGCGTGGACTCGGCCCAGGTATCGTCGACGTCGTAAAAGTCGATGCTGGGCAGGGCGTTCTCCTGGTTATAGGTGAGCCCGTTGCCGACGATTTCGATGAAGGGCAGCCGCTGCAGCACCGGGGAGTCCTTGACGATGGTCTCCACCACCCCCTGCAGCAGCATGTCGTTGGATAGCTTGGCAGCCTCTGCCAGAGTTAAAGCCATTTGGTTATACCTCCTGTGTTATCGGTCTTTTTCCCGGCCCTTACGAGCCGGCGCCCCCCAGGGCGTACTGGATTTTCTCGCGGGGGGAAAGGGACGAGAGGTCGGGCGGCGTCCGCGGCGGGGCCCCGGCGGGCACGCGCGTCCGGGCGGCCTCCGTTTCCATCTCCTGTTTCACCCGCTCCACCAGGTTGCGGGCGTTTTTGAGGGACTCGTTGACCGCCTCGATGGTCTCCCCGGTGATGAGCTCGGGGAGCATGCCGGGATTGGCCTCCACCAGGATTTCCCGGTAGGCGGCCACCGCCTGGGGCAGGGCCTTGCCCAGCTCGTCCAGGGCCTGCCCGGCCTCGGATAGCTCCCGCTTCAGGCCGTCTATCTCGCCGTCGCGGGCGGCCATGGCCTGCTCCAGCTGGATGATACGGCCGTCGCGGGCCCGCAGCTCGCGGGCCAGGGCCTCGTTCTCCTGCCGGAGGGTTTCAGGCTCGTCCCCGGCAGCT